AGGATGGTGCTCCTGATAATCCTGGCTCCATTCTCTACAATGTTCCGACGAGAACCGGACAGAAAGATAATTACAATCTTGGCATTGGTTTCTCAATGACATGGAGCACACCAACTGACAAGAAAATGCAAGATCTATGTAAAGAAGCAGCTACTGCTAGCATCGAAATGATGCAACAACAAACTGCCAATAAGAGATTAGATTTTGAGATCGCGAGACTCAAAAATTGTGGAGAATTGATGCTAAAAGGTATCCAATTCCACCCCAAGAGTCCTTACTATAGAGTATGTGCAGACGTGGTAGTAAACAATCCACCAGGACATAGACATCCTCATGTCCATGCTATCCCTCCTAGCATTCCTACCCCTGACCCTTCTTCTTCTTCCTCGGGAACACAGAACGAAGAAGTTTCACAGCATGGTTCATCTGACGCTGCTCTGCTCGGCGCTCCCCTGCAGACAAAACTGGGGGTTTCTTCCCCCTTAAGGTCGCAATCTTCTTCGTCACTTTCTTCACAGCAGGTTTCACCGCTTTTAACAGAAGATCAGCAAGCGGTTTTGCGAGCAATGCCGAGGTAGTTGCAATCACAGCAACACCACCCACCTGCATAACTTGTCCACCACTAGGAAGTCCCGCTACTATTTGTATAGGTAGTGGGACTTTTTCTGTGAGTTGAACACATGTCTTGTCGATGAGTTGATACCCAGTAACTATCTCTCTAAACCCATTAACGTATGTTCCTATGGGTTCCTGTGCTTTCTGCACTTTGGTAGGACAGTTTACGTTTGCTGAATTAGGTGGTGCTGATGTTATTTCTGGTGCCTTAGGCATTTCTGGAGCCTCTGGTGCCTCTGTCTTAGGGACAGGAGCAGGACTCGTTATAATCATCTGTTCAGGTTCAAACTGAATAGGACTAAAACTAGGGACCCCAGCATCACAATACGTAACCAGTCCTCTTTCGTCATCACCTTTGATCTGATTATTCTTTGGATTATTTGTTTCATGTGCCTCAACACATCCAGGGATGTCTACAATAGGAACACCAATATTTACTGTTACAGGGGGTGCAACAGGGATAGGAGGTGAAGAATAGTTAATAGTGTCAGTTATTCTCACGTCAGGAATATCTAAACTCCTGACACTGATATCTTTAATTTCCATTAGCAATCATTAAATACACTACCGACTTGCGATCCTAGTTCTGATCCTGCTTTTTGTCCTAGCAACAGTGCCCAACCACCTGCCAACCAACCCACGTAGGGGATGCTAGCAACGGCAGGAACGGCGACTCCAGCAGCAATAGCACTACCTGCCATCGCACCTTGTGATCGTGCTCCAGCGTCCGCCGCGATGCACTCTGCGCTGAGACCGGCTACATGCTTTCCCGTCTCTCCTATATCACCTCCCAAGTTCCTAGTTCCCTCACGGGTGTATTGATCGCGACGATATTCTCTACGCTGTTCGCTACCACCACCAAAGAATCCACGCTTATCTTTGTCAAGATCAAGAGATCTTTCTGATTCTAATACTTTTGGATCGTCAGCACGATATTCAATGGTGTAACCTTCCTTGTCTGCCTCAATCCTATACGATGAGTAAGGACCACGAGGAAGATTTATTGTAGGAACAGACGGTGGTTCAGGTTTCCTGTCAATCAGGTAACCCAACAGACCGATATGTGCTACAGCAAATAGACCACCTGCTGCATAGGCAACAATCTTTAACGTAGATGTTTTCCTAGTTCCTTCTTCTTTCTCGTGGTTGAATATACTCATGGTTAGAATGGCATAGCGGGTCCTGTAGTCTTAGGCAGTTCAGGCATAGCACCATCCAGCATACCAGGGAGTGCTTCAGTGACTGCTTCAGTAACTGCTTTAGTTACTTTCGCTCTAGCATCTTCTACTAGAGTATCTTTATTCATATAAAGATAGGCACCCCCACCCAGAACTGATAGAGATACCAGTCCAGATAGAAGTGCCACAACATTAATCAATTTTTGCATCTTTTTTCTCCGCGCTAGGGGCTTTGGTTTCTTCGTCTTTCTTTTTACTAGCGACAACCCCGAAAGTAGCTAACGTCCCAGTAAAAACGCTGGCTATGAAAGTCGGATCGATATTTTTCTGAGGAATACCAGGAACAGTTACATAGTTAAGAGTCAGAATTGCTGCTGACCATCCAAGTATAATAACTCGGACGAGAGTTGATACACCTTCGTCCGCCCACTCAAATTTATTTTCCTTCTTGGCTTCCTCTTTCTTCTTTGGATTGGATTCCATGAGCAAAGAGTAAGGCTCTTTTATTTATCAAAGAGTGCAATGAAATATTCTGCATCCACCACAACCAGTGGTTTCTTCCTATTCTTTTTCATGACTACGATAGGTTCATAGTCACCAGAATTCTCACATGCCTGCTCATAGGCATCCCAAACGTTCAACCTTTCTACATTCTTACACTCAATTGAGTGGGGAAACTTCTGTCTTGCTGCCCGTGCCATGATGAGATCCTCACCACCAGCACCCATGGACCGAGACTCGATGTCCTCAGGATGAACATCGAGCATCTCAATCAGTTTCTGTCTCACCCACTTCTGGAGATTCCTTCCCTTCGCCTTCGCGCTTTGTGTTTTCATGCCATAGTGCCCAATTGATTACCGCGTCGTTCCAGTCCCCGTCCCATGGGTCTGGGAAAGGGAATACTTTAGTTTTATTGCTCCCAGAATGAACGCCTCTGCTAGACTCATCGGACCTAGGTTCAGTAGATGCCAGTGTTTCTGTGGCAGATCTGGGTCTGCCAATGCTCTGCGCTTCCACTCTGGAACTTTTTCTGTCATAGTTGAAAACCTGCGAAAGTATTTTCCTCAACATCTTGTGCGATACCCCCAATAACATATGATTCGACTTCTGTTTCCTGGGGTGCTACTTGCAGTCCTTTAGACGACAACCAATGTTCTGTCCATGGTAGTGGATTATTGTTAAGGGGAGCATCAAAGATAGGTTTCAGTCCAATGGACTTGATGCGACGATTCGCAGTCCATTCAACATACTTCTGAAGGAGTTTTGCGTTCAGACCAATCATTGAACCATCACGGAACAAGTAGTCTGCCCAGATCACCTCTTCTTCTACACACTTTTTGAACATCTCATAGACGTTCTTCTCTTCTTCTCGTGCAATCTCAACCATTTCAGGGTCATCGCCCTGCTTCCATTTGTTAAGAATGTTCTGAGTGATGGTCATGTGCTGCGATTCATCTCTCGCAATGAGAGAAATAATCTTAGCGTTGCCTTCCATCAGTTTGTTCTCACCGAAAGCGAACGAACAAGCAAACGATACGTAGAAACGAATGCCTTCTAGTATATAGACGTTGGCGACAGCACGATACAATTTACGCTTCAGTTCTTTAAGTTCCCACGAGGCAGTAGGGGAGTCTTTGAAGTCTTCTCTCCACATATTACCTGTGTCATACAGGTGTGCTGCTTGCAAGAACTCATCGTATGCTTGAGTGACACTAGTTGCACGTTCCAGAATCTTCTCATCAGTGATAATTGCATCAAAAACCACCGAAGGATCGGGGTAGATGTTCTTAATGATGTGAGTGTAAGAGCGACTGTGAACCATCTCCATGGTCTGCCAGATGCTCATAGCAGATTCTAGTTCAGGAAGTGAACAGTAAGGCATAAATGCCATACCAGGACCACGACCCTGAACAGAGTCCAACATGATCTGATACTTCAGGTTTGAAGTGAAGATATGCTTCTGTTCGGGACGTAGTTGCTGATAATCTGCACGATCTTTCTGGAGAGAAACCTCTTCTGGACGCCAGAAATATCCTAGTTGCTGCTGTGTCAACTTGTCAAAGACAGGATACTTGAAATTATCGTAACGCTGGACCCCCAGAGGAGGTCCGAAGAACATATGTTGCTTGGTTGTATCTACAATATTTTTATTGAAGACAGTCATGCCTTCAATCTGATTATTCTTTTTGTATCCGTCACTGACTTTAAATTGCACAGCTGTCACAAGCTTCCTCCTCGGTGTTTAAAATTTGTTGGAGAAGATCCTCTACAGATTTCTCTTCTTCTGGTGGTGCTTCGTCAATTGGGTCTGTCTTACTATCATATGTGTTCTGATAGTATGAAGTTTTCCAACCATACTTATATGTATTCAAAAGATCACCTGCCATCACCGAGACAGGGACATTATTGTCTGGATAATTTTCTGGATTGTAACTCCAGTTACCAGAAATTGCTTGGTCAAAGAACTTTTGCATAACAGAGACTACGTTGATGTAACCTGAGTTATCTTTCATTTCCCAAAGCAATGTGTAGTTGTTCTTCAGGGTATTGTATTGTGGAACAACTTGCTTAAGAGGTCCTTTCTTTGATTTTTTAATGGACAAGTATGCTCTAGGTGGTTCGATGCCATTGGTTTCGTTTGACACAACGGAACTGCTTTCTGAAGGCATTTGTGCGGACAATGTGCTGTGTCTAAGACCGTGGGTGGCGATAGATGCTCTAAGACTTTCCCAATCATGATTCAGTTCTTCTCCACAGATTTGATCGACTTCACGCTTGTAAGTGTCGATTGGGAGGATACCATCTGAATACTTGGTGCGATGGAAATATCCACACGCTCCTTTTTCTTTTGCCAACGTGTTGGAAGACTTGAGTAGATAATACTGGAAAGATTCAGTAAGTTTGTGGACGAGTTTCCATGCTCCTGGGTCATCGTAGTGTTCTCCGTTACGTGCTAAGTAATGTGCTAGACCGATAAATCCAACACCAAGACTGCGACGGTTCTTAGTGCTTTGTTCTGCTGCCTTTACAGGGTAGTTCTGGTAGTCGATCAGTTCTTCCAGACCACGAACAGCAAGATCACAAAGTTCCTCCATGTCTTCTAGATTTTTCAACTTACCAACGTTGATAGCAGACAGAATGCACAAGGCAATCTCTCCTTCACCATCGATATGTTGCAGAGGATCTGTGGGGAGAGTAATCTCCTGGCACAGGTTACTCATATTTACCTTATCTTTGAAGGAAGAATGAGAGTTGCAATGATCGATGTTCATGATATACATGCGACCAGTCTCTGCTCTCTCCTTCAGGAGTGCCAGAACCAGTTCTTGACCACCGATAGATCGCTTTGGAATTGATCCATCAGATTCATACTGGCGATAGAGATCATCGAACTCATCAGTGCCAAAAGCGTCATACAAACCAGGAACATCATGCGGACTGAAGAGGGTGATCTCTTCGTTTTTGATGAATCGTTCATAGAACAACTTAGAAATTTGGATAGAATAATCTAGTTTACGAACACGATTGTCTTCGGTTCCTTTGTTGTTCTTCAGAACGATGATGTCTTCGATTTCTTGGTGCCAGATTGGGAAGTGGACAGTTGCACTTCCACCTCGGATGCCATTTTGAGTGCAGCATCTGACAGTGCTCTCAAACTTTTTAAGGAATGGGACAACACCTGTGTGCGCGACTTCTCCACCTCGGATTTTACTGTTGACGCCACGGATTCTGCCTGCGTTGATGCCGATTCCCGCACGTTGTGCAACGTATTTGCCAATTGCCATATCACTGCTAAAGATAGAATCGAGGGTGTCATCGCTATCAATAAGCACACAGCTAGCAAATTGTCGAAGTGGAGTTCGCACTCCCGCCATGATAGGTGTGGGAATGTTGATTTTGTGTTTGCTGATTGCATTGTAGTATCTACGAACATAGTCGAGACGTTGGGTTGCTGGATAATCAGCAAACAGTGTCATAGCAATGAACAAATACATGTATTGAGGCGTTTCATACACCTCAGCACTGCTGCGATCCTGCACCAAATACTTGTCAACTACTTGACGCAAACCTGCATAGGAAAACAGGTAGTCACGACCGTGGTCAATGTAGTTATTGAGCTTTGCCCAGTCTTCGTCACTGTATTTATCCAAAAGGTCTTCGTCATAGACCTTATTAACAGTAACGTTATACAATGCAACATCGTATGGCGTCGGCATACCATCCTGCCACACAGATTTATTGAACACCTGCTTACGGAGAGAGAACATGAGCAGACGAGAAGCAACATACTGGTAGTTTGGGTTGTCCAAACTGATCAGATCTGATGCAGAACGAATCAAAATCTCTTGGATGTTTTCTGTAGTGATGCCGTCATGAAATTGGATATTCGAGTGCATCTCTACCTGACTAGCAGAGACTCCTGAGAGACCCTCACACGCCTCTTCAACCATCTTATGGATCTTCTCAAGGTTGAGAGGTTCGATGGACCCGTCGCGCTTCTCTACGTTGATTGTCATACCTTTTTCCATTCGTTCAGTTTAAGTTTTGCTTCTAGTCCGCTGTATGTGTTGCATTCTACCAGAGATTGAACGTCATGTCCAGCGAGAACCATGTCGTTTAAGTCTTTCTCTTTGATATGTTTTGGGAAGATGACTACCTTGTGTCCGCTCCCGATCGCTGCCTCAATCTTAGCAACAATCTCTCTCGATCGTGGTTCGTTGTCGAAGGTGTATATGAATCTATAATTGTAACCGCTAAGGTTAACATCGCTACCACACATAGCAATAGCGTTGGCAATGAAATGACTGTCAAATGGTCCTTCTGTGACATATACAGGGCGCGAGGGGTCAATTCGATCCAACCCATACACCTTGGGTTTGGAATCATCTAGCATAATTGTGATGTATCTGATCTTTGCTTTGGGCGCAAGAGATCTTCCCTGGTAACCGAACATGTTACCATCGTTATCCCTTAATGGGATGATAATTCTGGCACTATCTTGACGTAAATTGTCGAACGTCTTCTTCTGCTGATTCGTCCAGTCCTTGAACTTTGGACAGTAATAAAATGCTGCTAAATCTTTAATTTTTCGACGCTCAAGATAGTCTCGGGCGGGGTGTTCTTTATTTAGTTCTGAGATTTTTTCAAGATCTACTGCTTGTTTCTTTTTGAAGACAGGTTTCTTGAAGTTGAACTTTGGATCTGGTGTCTGAGTTCCTTTACCAGTCAGTCCATCACGGTATCTTTCCATGACATACTGATCATGAAGGAGTATATTCTGATCCTTCAAGAAGTTAGTAAAGGTTCTACCCACACCACAGTTGTGGCATTTGTATACGAAGTCGTTCTTCACCTTGAAGAAGTAACCTCGTGCCTTATTTGTATGCTTCTTTGAGTCACCACAATATGGACATCGGAAGTTATACGTTCTATCGTTCTTCCGCGTGAACTTACTCAGTTGTGGTGAGACAAGACCAATATATTTTGTGTCAAGATAACTCACGAGTGGGTGGCATCACTTCACCCATGATAGCACCATTACTGGTAGGGGTCAATACCTTTACCATAGG